GAAGCAAAGCAGCGTTATGAGAATAATCCTAACTCGGAGGACGAGAAATTAGTTGCTCGCTATCACAACATGCAAATGGCCAAAAAAATTCAGCTAAACTCAGCTTACGGTGCGTTGGCCAATCAATTCTTCCGTTGGTTCAGCTTTGATCATTCCGAAGCAATTACTATGTCCGGTCAGTTATCTATTCGTTGGATAGAAAAGAAGATGAACCTGTTTATGAATAAACTTCTTAACAATCATAACGTAAAAGATATAGATTTTGTTATTGCATCTGACACAGATTCTATTTACGTTGAAATGGATCATTTGGTAGCACACCTAGATACTAATGATGAATTGAAAATTGTAGCAGCAATTGATCAATTCTGTGAGAAGAAGATTCAACCATATCTTGATGAGTGTTATAAAGAACTTGCAGAGTATATGAACGCTTATCAACAAAAGATGCAAATGAAGAGGGAAACAATTGCGAACAAAGGTATTTGGCGTGGCAAGAAAATGTATATCCTCAACGCTTGGAATGTTGAAGGCGTACAATATGCTGAACCCAAGCTCAAGCTCCAAGGTATTGAGGCGGTACGTTCAAGCACTCCAAAAGCGTGTCGAGAGAACATTAAAAAAGCTCTAGGAATTATTATGAACGGAAATCAAGAAGAATTGATTCAGTTTATTTCTAAATTTCGTGAAGAGTTTGTAACGCTGCCTTTCGAGGATGTTGCCTTTCCTCGTGGTGTGAAAGGCATGTATAAGTATATCGACAAGTCTATCGTCTATAAAAAAGGAACGCCAATTCATGTTAAGGGCGCATTGATATTCAATAATCTCCTTAACACGAAGAACTTAAAGAATGTTGCTAGAATTTCTGATGGCGATAAGATTAGATTTGCTTACTTAAAAACACCTAACCCTCTTCAAGAATCAGTAATTGCAGTTCCTGACGAATTGCCTAAAGAACTAGAGTTTCTAGATAAGTATATTGATCGTGAGACTCAATTCAACAAATCATTTCTGGAGCCGCTTAACTCTATTACTGATGTAATTGGTTGGGCTACAGAACAAAGATCAACATTAGAGGACTTTTTCGCATGACAGATTTCGATGATGATTTCAGCTTTGACTTCGGCTTTACCTCCGAAGATGAATTGAAAGCAGGAGAATTAGAATTACAAGACCAGCTTGGCAGCACACAGGTAAAGCTAGAAGGTCTACGTAAAATGATTATGCCTCTTCTTTTAAATTTAAAGAAGAACCCAGACAAAGATATTATTAAATGGGCAGGGGCTGATCGAGTAAAAAACATTGATGCATTCATAAAAAAGATGGATGCTTATATTAAGAGTTGACTTATACAAAAATACATAGTATACTAATAATACGATATATACGGAGATACACATGTCACTTAAAGAACGTTTAATTAAGAATTCCACCATAGATTATACATCTACACTTACTGATTCTAAGATTTATACCAAGAAGGATATGATCCAGACTTCGGTGCCTATGATTAACGTAGCCCTCGCTGGCTCTATTGATGGTGGTATTACTCCTGGACTCACAATGTTGGCTGGTCCATCGAAGCACTTCAAGACTGGATTTGCTTTGCTATTGGCTTCTGCCTATTTGAAGAAGTATCCGGATGGAGTTATTCTATTCTACGATTCCGAGTTTGGCACTCCGCAGTCATACTTTAATAAGTTTAAGATTCCTCTTGACTCTGTTGTTCATACGCCAATTACTGACGTTGAAGAACTGAAGTTTGATCTCATGAAGCAGTTGAAGGAAATTACTCGTGACGATCAGGTTCTAATCATTATTGATTCTATCGGTAATCTTGCTTCTAAGAAAGAAGTTGAAGATGCGATGAATGAAAAGTCTGTTGCGGATATGTCTCGTGCTAAGCAGCTGAAGTCATTGTTCCGTATGATTACTCCGCACCTTACGTTGAAGGATATTCCTCTCGTAGCAGTTAATCATACTTACATGGAAATTGGTATGTTCCCCAAGGCAGTTGTTGGTGGTGGAACTGGTGCTTATTACGGCGCAGACAATATCTGGATTCTAGGTAGACAGCAGGATAAAGATGGCACTGAAATTGCAGGTTACCACTTTGTTATCAACGTGGAGAAGTCTCGTTACGTACGTGAAAAGTCTAAAATTCCAATTACTGTTAATTATGAGGGCGGCATTAATCGTTGGAGCGGTTTGCTCGATATTGCCCTCGAAGGCGGTTACGTGGCTAAACCAAAGGTGGGTTGGTATGCCAAGGTGGATCGTGCAACTGGGGAAGTGGATGGAAAGAACTTCCGAGCAGGTGATATCGTGGACAGTAAGGAATTTTGGATGACAATGTTCCAAGAGACTGACTTCGCTGCATTCATTAAACGCAAGTATTCACTTGACACTGAAGGATCCCTCGTCTATGACGACGAAGAATCTTTGTAACGACAATTGTCGAAGTGCCATCTTTTCATGATGCTATTGTCACCTGTTTTTCCGCAATGAGGGCAGTTGACAGTTTTCCTAAACTGTTTCAAAAACGGATTGGTCCCGTTTGTTACTCTGTCCTTTGTCAATGAAGAACCATCATTTCTTTTGAGTAAGTGATGTTTTCCTTTTGATACTAGATCAGAAGCAACAGAAGAACCGTCTGGTCTTTTGGAATAGAACCGTTATGTTTGATCCATGTTTTACGATAAATATCCATGCTGTGCCTCCGATTAGGTATAGAGCCCATGGATGTTGGTAGCATCGTGATGGGCAATAATATTTAGTTGACTTGATGTTTTGTTTAGTTTATGATGATGAGGACGATAACGAGGGGTAATAAATATTCATGAGTATTGAAAGAACAATTCTATCTAATTTATTGTTCAATGATGACTACGGTCGTAAAGTAATACCATTCCTGAAGCCAGATTATTTTCAGGATTATAACGAAAAGGTCGTATTTGACCTAATTGATGATTATGTAAAGAAGTATAATTCATTTCCTTCTATTGAGGCGTTAGCCATTGACCTGTCTAATAAAGAAGGTCTAAACGAACAAACGTTCAAGATTGCTAAAGAAATTGTCTCGAGTCTTGAACATGATTCTAATACAAAACTGGACTGGCTACTAGATCAAACAGAGAAGTTTTGCCAAGATAAGGCATTGTATCTGGCGATCATGCGGTCTATACAAATAATGGATGAAAAAAATGGATCTATCTCCAAAGGCAGTATACCGTCAATTCTTACTGACGCTCTCGGCGTCTCTTTTGATACCCACATTGGTCATGATTTTTTGGCTGACAGTGATGAGAGATACGAATTCTACCATCGTAAAGAGAAGAGAGTTCCTTTCGATCTTGACTACTTCAACACAATTACAAACGGCGGTCTCCCTAACAAAACTCTCAACATCGCCCTTGCCGGTACTGGCGTTGGTAAGTCCCTCTTCATGTGTCATTGCGCAGCAGCAAACCTTGCCAAAGGGCTTAACGTCCTGTACATCACGCTCGAAATGGCAGAAGAACGCATCGCTGAACGTATCGACGCAAATCTTCTAGACACTGCCGTTGATGAATTGGAACTATTGCCCAAGCAGTCATATGATACTAAGATTAACAGACTAAAAGAAAAGTTCACTGGTAAGTTAATTGTAAAAGAGTATCCAACTGCTTGTGCAGGTTCTGCTAACTTCCGTCATCTTCTTAACGAATTACGTATTAAGAAGAACTTTGAACCAGATATTATCTATATTGATTATCTGAATATTTGTTTATCATCGAGGATTAAGCATGGAGCCAACGTCAATTCTTATACCCTTATCAAAGCAATCGCCGAAGAGCTCCGTGGGTTGGCCGTTGAGTACGATGTCCCTATCGTCTCAGCAACTCAAACAACTAGAAGCGGCTATTCGAACTCAGACGTGGGACTGGAGGATACATCGGAATCCTTTGGACTCCCAGCCACAGCTGATTTTATGTTTGCCCTCATTAGCTCAGAAGAACTTGAAAGTCTCAGCCAAATCATGGTTAAACAGCTCAAGAATCGTTACTCTGATCCTGGGAGTAATCGTAGGTTTGTGCTTGGCATTGATCGCAGCAAAATGCGACTATACGATGTGGAACAATCTGGTCAAGATGGATTGGTTGATGATCGCCCAGTGATGGATAAGGGCAAGTTCATGGAGGAAGAAAATGAACGAGGAAGACCAAAATCAAAGTTCGACCGAAGTAAGTTCGACGGCTTTAAGTGATAAAGAGCATACATTACAAATGGCAGAGCATGTCTGGTTGAAGGTAAAGGGATACCCTATTCCAGACTGCTATTCTGAAAAGGATAGGCTCGAGATATTTGAGCGTTATTATCATCGTGCAGTATCTCAATCACAGGGGGAATAATTGATAGTCTGTTCTTGTAACTACATAGACACAGCCGACATTAAGGCTGTTCTAAATTATGCTACAGAGCCAAACGAACAGCAGGTGTTAAATATGCTTGCCTGGACGCCAGAATGTGCTTATTGTAAAGATCTGATTACCAACGAAATCCGTAGATGTATTAAGGAGATGACTGATGGCGCTTGATTATAAGGTTGTGAAGGTTGAAAATTCTTACGTTGTTGAGGAAAGATTGACAGGGTATCAGATCAAGAGCTTTACAGATCAGAATGAAGCCAAAAAATATATGAAATTTTTGAATCTTGGCGGAGGTTTTTCTGGTTTTACACCATCATTTATACTAAATAAAAATAGCAAAAATATGTAGGATGCCTTGAGCATCAGCGGCACGAGCCACAATAGAAGGGCCACGGAATAGTCGGGAGTAAATGGTGGGGTTCCACCCGACACATATTGCGCTAGAAGAAATTCGGAGGGTAGGTTCGCCTACCCTCTTTTTTGTAGGTATTTCTCGGGGCGAGTCTGAAAAGGCTTGCCCTTTTTCGTATTATAAATATGATAAATGTTTTGTTCTAAGAGGTCTATAATGCTATCTTTTTCCAATTATTTGACTGAAGCTAAAAAGAAAATTGATTCTTCCGAAACTGAAATCGAGCCAGATACAGATAAAATTAATAGTAACACTGCTCTTGGTGTGGCGTTCGAGACCCTTACAGCTTTGCATCTTCATGATAGAACAGACTCCTCGAAAAATAAAGATCCAGAACATTTAAAGAGAATTGAAGAGATTAGAGCAAAACATCAAAAGGCTCTCGCTTTCCTTACTCCAGAAAAAAGAGCAAAAGTTTTAAAAGGCGCAGACAGAGCAGCTACTGCATATCTTGAAAGTTTAGGTAATCAAGGCATCAAACCAACAGACATTCACGAAGTGCATCATACAAGCACTGGCATTGATAAAGTTTTTGGTTCAAAAGTCAGTCAATCTCAGAACCCACATGATATTGTTGTAAGAACAAAAAGACCACATCCATCAGCATTCGGTCCAAATAACGATCTTCATGGAACTTCCTTGAAGCTAACACAGGGAACTTTGAGTAACAATGGTGTTGGCGAAATGGATAAAGTGGCTGCTAGTCATGGTATGAAATTGAATATGGGCGACATCTGGAATAAAGGTTACAAAGACACTGTTGGTGATATGCCTAAAAAAGAAGTGAAGAAAATAAGAGATAGAGAAGATGTTGCTGGTGGTTACCTAAAAACTAGAGATAAAGTTCTGAAACATTATCAGAATGCGTTTAATAGCCCTGAAGGTGCAACTCCGGAAGAAAAATTAGAAAACCAGAAAAAACATTTGGCATATTTAATGAAATCAAATCCAGATATGAATTATGATTACACTAATGCTGAAAAGGGTTATTCAAAACCAGTTTCGGATCTAGATCATGTAAAGGCTGTGCAGGCTGCTAGATCGTTTAGTACAAGAGTAACAGATAGTATGATGCATATTTACGATCACGAAGGTAAACATATTCTTTCTGTTGAACATAGAGCTACACATGGTCCATGGTCGTCAATTCAAGTAAACGCTAAACTTGGATCAATGAAAGCGACGGGTCAACCAGCAAAGGCGCATCCAGCAGCTGCTGTAAATCCTCCAGAAAATAAAGCTCCTCCTGTCCCAGTTCAAGCACCACCAGCACAAAGACCAGATTCAGGTGGATTTGGACAACACAGAGGCGATGGACCAAATATTGGAAAACAATTGCCTAAACATTATCAAGGATATGTTGACAGATCGAGTTATATGGGTCACAAGGATAACGGGCAATGAGAATAGATTTTAAAACCTACTTAAACGAACAAGCTGCTGCAACAGAAGGCAAAGCACTAAAGCATCTTCGTCATATTGAAGATTATGCTATTCATGGTGGTCATGATGGTGTCGCAGCCGCCGATGAACATCTTCGTGGTATGCATGATATGTTGCTTGGTAAAAAATCAAGTTTACATGCTTCTACAAAATACGACGGTGCGCCTTCAATTGTATTTGGACAGCATCCAGAAACTGGACAGTTTTTCGTAGCTTCTAAGTCTGCTTTCAATAAAACTCCAAAGATTAATTACACTGACGAAGACATTGAAAAGAATCACGGACATGCTCCTGGATTAGTTACCAAACTAAAAGCTGCATTGAAACATCTTCCTGGTGTTATGCCACGTGAAGGCGGAGTGTATCAAGGCGACTTAATGCACACTGAAGGCGATGCTGTTTCAAAAGGTGGTAAAACTTCTGTAACTCCTAACACTCTTACATATTCTGCACCAAGTAATTCGCCTGAAGGCAGAAATATGAAAAAGAAATTAGGTGTAGTTGTTCATACAAAATATACTGGTCGTGGTGGTTTACAAAGTATGTCAGCTCAACCACTTGATGCTAAGACACGTGCTAAGTTTAAAGATCATCCTGACGTTAATAATATTGATCCTACTATAGATGTTAATCCAGCTAACTATTCTCCTGAAGAACAAAAAGCATTCCTTAATCATATGGATAAAGCAAAAAGAGCTTATGCTTCTATGAAACCAGAAGCTATGGATGCTATTGCTGGGCATGGTGAACAACTAGAAGCTCATGTTAATAATATGATTAGAACTGGTGGTAATGCTTCTGTTCAAGGATATATGGATCATTTGACTGCTCGTCATCAGAAAGATCTTGAGAAAGTTAAGACAGATGCAGCCAAACAAAAAAGAATACAGGCGCATGGTGAATTACTTTCTCATATTAGTAACAACAGAGATCATTTCGATAAGTTATTGAAGGTTCATGGGCATTTGCAAGACGCTAAGAATGTATTGACTAATGTTCTAGCAAAGAACTCTCCATACGAACATAGTGTTGCTGGTGAACACACTGGACCAGAAGGAACAGTTGTTGTTGATAAGAAAGGCAATGCTTCTAAATTTAATAACAGAAGAGAATTCAATCGCCTAAATTTCTTGAAGGGCGCATTCCAGAAACAGCAGGTAGCAAATGCAGAAGATCAACTTCAGTAATTTTTTAATTGAATCCGATCGTTCAACTCATGTAATGACGTTCATGAGAGCCAATCCGCCAACGATTGGTCATGAACGAGTTGTCAATCATGTTACAGATCTTGCTAAAAATTTAGATGCAGGTCATAGCATTGTTTTATCTCATTCGCATGATGGTGATAAGAACCCATTAACTGCTGAACAAAAGCTAAGACATGCTAAATTGGCATTTCCCGGAGCCAATGTATCAACTTCTTCTCCTGAACGCCCTAATATCATGAATCAAGTTTCTAATCTTTATGGTAAAGGTGTGAGAAACTTACATGTTGTAGTTGGTCAAGATAGAGTTGATCAGTTTGATAAATTGCTAAATCAATATAAAGGCGTTGAAGGTGCACATGGTCATTATGGCACTGATATGAACATTACAGTTCATTCAGCTGGTGGTAGAGATCCAGACGCTGAAGGAATTGAAGGTGTATCTGGAACTGGTCAAAGAGTTCACGCAAGAAATAATAATTTTGAAGGATTCCGTGCAGGCGCACCAAGTCATATGACTGACGAGCAAGCAGCTTCGCTTATGAATGATATTCGTAATGCTAAACCACCAGAGAAACCAGTAAAACCAACTAAGAAAAAACTAAAAGAAGAAACAGTTGCTGGTGGCGAAATGGTAAGAGGGTTTGGTGATGTTTCTGGTAATCCAGCAGTTCAGAACGATCCTTTGCAACAATATATTGGTGCCAATGCTTTAGCAAAAGATCAACAAAACGGCGCTTTGATGAAAATGATGAAAGACAGTCAATATAATTTGATTGGGTTTAAAGAGTTTAATCCACGCACTGTTACTAGAGATAAATCATTAGAGTATTGGAACTCTGATGAAAATGGCGACTTCTTAAAATCTAGAAAGAAAAAATAATGGCACAGTTTCGTAAAGATACACATCAATATTTGCCTGATAATAAAACATTATTTGAAGTTGTTATGCTCGCCGATCAATATGGTAATCAAGTTGGACCAGCAAACCCAACAGGAACTGCTGTTGATGCTTTTGGTAGAGCCAGAGTATCAAGCCCACTAACTCTTTTTGATTCTTCTCACCGTTATCGTGACAACAATCTATGGACCACTTCTAATACTGCTGGTGGAACTTATGCGTTTTCTGAAAATGAAGGTCTTGTAAATCTTAATTTAACAACCGCCAACAATGCAGAAATCATTCGTGAGACAACTAAGGTTTTCTCTTATCAACCAGGCAAGTCTTTACAAATTTTACAAACATTTGTCATGCAGCCTAAGACTAATGTTCGTCAGCGTGTAGGTTATTATGGCGCCAACAATGGCATTTATCTTGAGGTGGCAAATAATACAGCATATTTGGTTGAAAGGTCTTTATCATCAGGAGTAATGCAAGAAACGAGAGTAGCGCAGTCTAATTGGAATTATGATACTCTATTAGGCGCTGATACTTCGAGTCCATCTGGTATCACTTTAGATTTATCAAAATCGCAGATTATGTTTATTGATATTGAATGGCTTGGTTTGGGAACAGTAAGATGCGGTTTTATTATTGATGGTAGAATAATTCACTGTCATTCATTTCACCATGCTAATTATATCACGTCAACATATATGACTACAGCTTCTCTACCTTTGAGATATGAAATAAAGAATACAGGCGTAACTGCAAGTAATACAACTCTAAAACAAGTATGTTCCACTGTTATTTCTGAAGGCGGATATGAACTAAGAGGTCTTCAACAAGCTGTTGGAACTGCTATTGGGACGCCAAGAGATTTGACAACAGTTAATACATACTATCCAGTTATCTCAATTAGATTGAAGGCTTCTCCTAATAGACTTGATGCTATTGTTATTCTTACTGCGCTATCATTAATGGGTATTACTAATAATGCTAATTATAATTGGCGAGTTGTAGCATCAGGCACAAGTACTGGTGGAACTTGGAATAGCGCAGGAACTGATTCTGCTGTTGAATATAATCTTACAGGAACAAGTTTTGCGGACGGTAGAATTTTGGCTTCCGGATGGACCACTGGTTCTAATCAGGGTTCAAGTCCTGTTGATATTTTAAAAGAAGCACTATTTAAGTTTCAGCTGGAAAGAAATGGACTTACTTCCTCTCCTTATGAGTTAACATTAGTTGCTGCAACAGATTCTGCAGGCGCTGATATATACGCTTCTATGGACTGGGAAGAGATCTCAAGATAATATTTTTTATAAATAAACAGTCAGTGCGAGTATAAAAGGGTACGCCAGACCTCGCATATATAAGGAAAGCCCAAGGGAAACTCCAGATGAAAAAGTTTACTACATTTGAAACTCAGCTAGGCGAGTCTGTCGTACTCACTGACAAGGCCAAATTATCTCTTTATAAAAAATCCTCAAATTCAGGCATCTCCACGGATATACTAGAAGAAGTGTATCGTAGAGGTTATTCAATCTGGAACGAAGCCTTTGGCGGAACTCCGGATTCATTTGCATTTGACCGAGTAAATTCATTTATCGCTGATGGTTTTGCTGCCCAGCTTGATGAAGACCTAAAGAAAGCATGCTGGAAGGGCTATGAAGCCATTGGCATGAAGAAGAAAAATGGTAAGACCGTTCCTAATTGCGTTCCAGTTAAGGAAGAAGAATTAAACAAGCCAGTCATGACTCCTGCCCAACTTGCTGATAAGCACGGGGTTTCAGTTGAGTCAATTGACAAGGCTCTTAAAGCAGGCATTAAGGTTGAGAAAGAACACACAACCCATTCAGCTGATGCCAAAAGAATTGCTTTAGCCCACCTCGGCGAAAAGCCAGATTATTATAAGAAATTAGATAAAGCTGGACTGGAAGAAAATGCTGAGAAGCATTCCAAAAATCCAGACGATCCGGCTTCAAGATTTATAGGGAGCAATGAATTGGTAGACATTTATAAGAAAGAAACTCCTGGTCAGCTTATCAAGCGTGTTGTAAGAGAATGCCTTGAAGAAGGCGATGTTATTCATACTAAGTTTGCTGTGAAAAATTTACAGAAGCGTGGCATCGAAGGTCCGCATAAAGCTGGCGCTCAAGATTTGATGCGTAACTGGGCTAAACATCCATTTGATTGGGAAGCCGATGATAAAGTTTCTTATCATGGAACAACTGCACGTATTCATAAAGATGGAAAGCACATAGACGTAGACGCTGGTGCACATGGAATAGATCCTGATATTAAAACAAAAATAATTAGAAAACAGGCTGCAAAGAAAACTGGCAACGTTGTAAAGATTAAAGAAGCTGCAATGCAGGCAACAACTGCTCCTGCTCCAACTGCTGCTGATATGGGTCCTAAAAGACTCAGTAGATATCAGACAACTCAGCAGACAAGCACTATTGGTAATCAGGGTTTTAATCGTTCTGGTCCAATGGGAACTCATATCAATCCTTCGTCGCCAACTACACCAAGAGGCGTGAGATCAATGACCTCTGGTTCAACTCAGGCAACAGCAAAAACATTAACACCACAGCGTGTTTCTGCCAATCAACCAGCACCAAAGACAGCTTCTGCTCCAGCATCTGCTCCAAAGCCATCAGCCAGTTTCGGTTCTTCTTCAAGACCAACTACTGTTAGTGCAACATCTGGTGGGATGGAAAAGAGTGGCGGATATAAACTATCATCAGGAATGAGCGATGCTGGTAAGGCTAAAGTAAAGCCAGCTGCACCAGTTCAGATTCCTGCAGGCGCTGGCAAAGCAGTAAACGTTCTAAGTAAAGTAGCTAAGTTTGCTGGACCAGTTGGTGCAGCTATTGGATTGGTTGCTGACGCCAAGCCATTGAACAAGGGCGAAGATGAATTTGCTCGACAGAAGTCACTAGGAATTACTAAGCCAAACGTAACTCCTGGTATGGGAAGCACAAAGAACATTGAGCCTGTTAAGGGCGGAGCAATTACAACTAAGGCTCCTGACTATTACAAGGGTAAGGTTGGCGATTACACTGTAAAAGCTGGTGATACTCTTTCTGGTATTGCTTCAAGAACAGGTCAATCAGTTTCAGATCTAGCAAGCAAGAATAAGTTTGATAGCGAAAATAAAATTGCTGCTGGATCTAAGCTATTTACTGGTAGCGTTCCAACACCACCATCAAGACCAGAAACTGAATCAGGTTCAACTAAAAAGAAAATTAAAGAAGCGATTTCAGAAGCCACATATAAGGGAAAGAAAGTTCCTTTGAATAAGCCAATGGCTGGCGATGTTAAGAAATCAAAAGTTTTCGTTGATCCTGATGGCGATGGTAAGGCGCAGAAGGTAAACTTCGGTGACAAAAGCATGTCTATCAAAAAAGATCAGCCTGCTCGTAAGAAATCATATTGCGCAAGATCTTCAGGTCAGGGTAATCTAACAGATAAAACCAGTGCTAATTATTGGTCAAGAAGAGCCTGGAATTGCGAAGAGACTGAGGAATAATCATGATTGGTAAGATCGAACCATACGACGCATTGAAGGTTGCATTAGCAGACACTTACGTATTCAGCGTAAAGGTTCAGGGTTATCATTGGAATGTAACAGGTCCACATTTCTCTGAATACCATAAGTTCTTTGGCGAATTGTATTCAGAAGTAAATGACGCTGTTGATGTCATTGCCGAATCTATTAGAACATTTGATGCCTTTTCTCCTGGTTCT